TTTGATCCCATACTAATCCACCAGTATAGTAGACATCTCCTATACCAGCATTAAGAGGAAGACCAGGTTTTTTAATATGAAAAGGCATTTTTCCTACTTTTTAGTTATTTAGCCAAAAAAAAGACCCTCCCGAAGGAGAGTCTTTTGAGTAAGAGGATATATATCCTTTCTTCTTACATGAGGTTCTTAACAGAAACACGTCTGTAGTAACGGTTTGTGTTAATTGTAAGAGCACCAGCTCCAACAGTAGTACCTTCAGCAAATGGGTTTGCAACGATACCATAACGAGTCTTAAACCCGATTTTTGGTTGGAAGCTATTCTCACCAACCGCACGTACCATCTGTAGAGGTACATATGGGCAGTAGAATAAACCAGCGTCATAAGGTGAAGAACCTTTATAACCAGCGACATAGTACTGATTACCACCTGTTGCGTTAGCAGCAGTTAGGTTAGCAGAATATGGGTCGATGTATACTTTGTACTTACCTTGTAGAGTACCAGCAAATGTGTTACCAGTATCATCAACATTAAGGTTAGCATTAAGAGCAGGAGTGTAGTCAAGTACACCAGCCATTGTTAGTGCAGAAGCAACGTCAGCAGAACAAAGGATGATGTTACCCTTTCCACGACGAGTTCTTTGTGCGATTGCGTTGGCATCTCTTTCGATCTGGAATAGAAGTCCTTTGAACTTCTCAACAGACCAACGACCATTACTGTCGATGTCTAAGTCGAACTGTCCAGCAGTTGCAACGTTAGAAATAGCACCCTGTTCAGCAGTCTTGTAGATAGTTCTAATAACTTCTCTGTTGATTTCCGCAAGGATCTCAGTAGAAAGGATATTAGCAAGTTCTGCTTCAGCGTTTAAGCCGTGGATTGCCTTAAGGTCTTGAGCTAGCTCTAGTGAGTACTCTGCCTTTAACGCACGAGATTTCGCAGTAACTGTTACTTTCTCGATGCTGAATGCCATCTGGTTGAAGGCAGTGTTGCCTGTACCATCTAGTTTTTCAGCATTATCTGTACGCATACCTTGACCTACATCGTATGCAGTCTCAGTAGCAGTAGCAGTTGGGTTCAATACAGCAGGGTTAGAACCACTCTGTGCTGTAGTACCCATACCAACAGAAGCTGAAGTCCAGCCCTGTGTTAGGTCGAAGTTTGCGTCCTGACCAGAGAAAGCGGAATCCACTTCATTGTAGAAGGTCTCCGTTCCTGTCATAGTCTTATAACGTGAACGCATTGCGAAGATTAGTCCAGTAGGACCACTCATTGGTTGAACGCCAGCAAGATCATATGCGATCAAGTTTGGCATTGCACGTCTAATCAAAGAGATTAGAACGGGGTCGAAACCAGCAACTGGAGAAGATGCTGAACCGCCGAAACCAGCATTAGCACCAGAATTGGTGTTAACAGTTGGTTGCTCAGTCAGCATTGTAGTGCCGCTTTCAAATGCTTGTTGTTCTCTAAGGAACTTTTCTTGGTTTTCTAACAGGACTGCGGTTACCGCACGACGATGATTATCTTGGATTTTTGATGATCCTTCATGGTCGAGAAGTGGTGCCCACTTTTCCTGCAGTGCTTCAGATTGAAACATTGCTTTTTTACCTATAAAGTGTAATTTTACGTTTGATTAATATTAAAATCAGTTTTTGCTAGTCGCAGACAGTGCGCTTAGGTATGATGCCATTGAGTTAGAATAAGATTCTGGTGCAGGGGCAACTCCCTCTGATAGTGTCTCGGTCTTAGCATTTGCTGGAGCTGACTTAGTTGTAGGGAAATAAGATTCCTTTAACGTCTCCAACTTTTCACGATATTCTGTTTCACTTTCAAACTCTACACTTTCGGCAAGTGAAGCGAGCTTCTCTTTCTGAGTGGCCGCTAGACCTTCAGAAACGTCGGCAAGAATTACATCTGAAGAAGACTCAGCAAGTCTCTTATTCAGAGTTACATTCCTTTCAATTTGCTCATTGAGTTTGGACTCCATATCATCTAGTTTTTCTACCATACTCTGTAGTACATCATATTTTTCTTCAGGGATTGATACATAATGTTCTTCAAAAAGACTCTTAAGACCAGTCATAAAGGACTCAGAAAGTTCTTCCTTCAGACCGTTCTCTACTGCGAGTTGGTTCTCAGTGAACCATTCCTCGGCAACATACTCAAGGTAGGAATCAACACGATCATTAAGTGCTCCTTTGATTTCCTCAACCTCTTCAAGCAGTTTAGTTTCATAACCTGCTTCTAGAGATTCCTTGATCTGCTTAACTTGACCTTTAACTGCAGTTTCGAGGATTGTCTTTGCTTTTGCTTTAAAGTCTTCAGACAATTCTTCACCTGCAACCAAAGCATTAACATCATCTTCGATGTTAATCTCAGTAAACTCAGGTGCTTCAGCAACTACTTCTTCTTCAGCAGTCTCTTCTTCAGCAACTACTTCTTCAGTTGCAGTCTCTTCTTCAGCGACTACCTCATCAGTTGTAATTTCTTCCTCTTCGATTACAGCCTCATCGGATACTTGCTCCTCTTCTGGCAAAGCATTCTTCTTATTTACTGAAGGCATTGCTTTATCAGCAGATGCAGCACCTTTATTAACTACGTCTCTTACTTGCTTAAGAGGACCAGCAGCATCTTTCAGCTTTGCTGAATCGTTATCTGGCTTGTAGTTATCTGGTGTAGGCCCACCTAAATCCTCAAAAGGAGGTGTATTACCTGGTGTTGATACACCAGCTGCATTGCTTCCTTCTTTTGGTAGGGGATCTCCAGGACGTGCGTTTGCGTTAACAGCAGTCTTGGATTGCTTTGTGCCTACTTCCATTTCTTGTAATTCGTTGCCACTAGACATTTGGGTAATCTCCGATTTCCTGTAAATTGTTAAAAATCTATATTTATTTATAATGTTAATGTTTACAATGAGTTAATAAACTCATTAAATAAACCTAATTTATGCTCTTCGAGGCGTTTTTGCTCTGCTAAACGCTCAATTTTTGTTTTTGTTCTTTCAGCAAGTCTTTCACGAAGGGTTGTACCTTCCCAGACCCACTCTTTTCCTTCCATAATTCCCTCAACAAATGCATCGGGAGCAGAAGGATCAGCGACTATATCAGCAGCAGTTGCCAACATAAAGTCATCACCAACAACATTAAACCCCTCTTTGGTTGGTTTTAATGAACCAATACCACGAGAAGAAACGCCAAGTTTAACACCTTCTCCTATAAGTGAAGATGCAATTTGACCCATTGGTGTATTTAAAATCTTTGCTTTTCCAATAAAATTGGAACCTGATTCTTTAAGTGACACAATTTTATGTGAAACTCTATCAAGGTTAACTGTTGGTCCTTCAGGATGACCTAATTCACCAAGTGCTCTACCAGTTACAACGTTAGATTCGTTGTATCTATTAACCTCTTTTGCAAGAGTTTCCATAGGATACATTCTACCATTACGGTTTTTTATGTTTCCTTGGAGAAAAACTCCCTCAATATAGAGAGACTTCTTTCCATTTCTTTCTTCAGTTACGAATTCGACGGTTTCGATTTCTTCTCTAATGAGTTTCATTATGTGTCTCCTGATACTTGAACTTGTTGTATATAAGCATTACCAGATCCAGTTGATGTTTTACATGCTACCTTAAAGGAACCTCTAAGTTCTGCATAATTACTGGATGACAATGCGGTATGTGCATAACCAACTCCATAATTATTGTTAATGATACATCTTGTACCAAAATAACCATTAACACCAGCACTAGTATTAACTGATGCTACACATTTATGACTGAAATTATAATATGATTGATCTCCTCCACCACCATTCGTTACTGTTAATGTAACAGCATCTCCTGCCTCGAAAGGACAACCTGTTCCTTCTGGAAAATCAATAACAGTGACAAATGCACCATCTGCCCCGTTAACACCTGCAGTTGCATTAGTAGTAGTAATACCAATAACTTTATTTGCTCCAGGAGCACCTAAAGCGATAATTCCAGTCTGACCTGAATGAATGTAATATCCATTAGCAGCAGTTGCAGTTGGATTAGTTCCAATAGCAACAAAAGAATCAGCACCTACACAAGCAACTCTTAAACTTCCTGTTTTGTGGGCTAATGCACCAGTCGCAGCACTAGATGTGCTAGTAGAGCGAGTAGTGGTATCCCCAACTGGTTTATGTCCCATTATTTTCCAGAAATCATTTTACTAGTTTTATTTATAATTAGACCCCTTCTCCACCAACAGACATAGAAGTATCAGTTACTTTTTCTACTTCTGGTTCTGGTGATGACTCTTCAGAATCTGGTGAATCAAAGGTTTGATTGGCAACATTGGATCTGTGTCCATCAACTTTATCTGCTGTTTTTGCAAACAACATATCTTTAATTCGATCACTAATTTGGGAAGGTGATTTATCAGCGATAATCATATCCATTAATTCACCTTGTACGTCATTCATATCAGGCATAGTAATAATTCATTAAGTTAACCTTTAGTATTTATGTATTAATTAGAATAGAAGTTTTTTTCTAAAACCAACTTAGATAAACGATTTTTCATATCGTAAACATCTTCGGTAGGTTCTATAATTGGTTCTTTTCCATTATATACACTTACCCTATTTTCCAGATAAAAATCTACAGCATTGTATAATAACTGCAAATCCCTAACGGTAAAAGCTTTAAATCTCTCCACCTTTAGGCATCTCAACGGGTTTCATAGTTTCAGACTCTAGGTCTGGTTCCATTACTGGAACACCACCATCCATAGAAGATGCAGTTGCTGGAACAGCATCTAATGGTAATCCAGTTTCTGGATCAATGGTAGCAGGATCTGGAATAGTTCCATCCTTTATCTCTTTTTTAATAATCTTATCCTGTTCTAGTATCTCTTCATCAGTCTGTCTAAGGATTCTTCTTCTTACATAATCCTGAGAGAAATACCTTCCGACATATGGTTCTGCTGTTGCAACGCTATTTAATCTCTCATTTAACAATTCGGTTTCTTTTAATTCAGAGAAATGATTGTCATATAAGAAGTCATACTGAATATGCTCACTCATAACTTCCCAATCTTCAGGAGTAACTACATTCTTCAGAAGTAGTTGAGTCTTTAACATATCATTAAACATATTCGAGAATCTCTTTCTCAAACGTCCAACAAACTTAGTAAATTTTAATTCGTCTCTTAATATCTCTGATGATCGTCCCAGATTAAATCCTCCTTCTCCGTCCATTCTTGATGGGGGTACATTGAGCGACCTATATAATTTCTTTTTGAAGTACTCAATATCCGTGATTTCACCAAGGTTTTGACCTCCAGGTAGAGTAGAAATTTCAGTTCCACGACCTCCTTCTCTCCGAGGGAGCCAGAAATCTTCAAGCATTGCCATGTACTTTTTGTCATCTCGAATCTCTCCTGTAGATGCATCGTAGACTAATTTGTTACGATATCTCATCATCACGTCACGGAGATATTGCTCTGCCTTCATCTTCGGCAAATTGCCTACATCTATATAGAAAATTCTTCTTTCTGGAGCACGGGATAAACGATATATTACTAGAGAGTCCTCAATCATACGGAGTTGGTTAACTGCCTTAATTGCTTTATGCAAATATGAAAGAGTATTTCCTTTATTTCTATCAACTAAACCAGAAGTACAATATGTAATTGCATCTTTTGCTATCTTAATTCCTTGGCTAGGAC